GATGGGGAATGGTGTTTTAGGTAAAGTCAAGGCCCTTGTTTAGAGGGTCTTTTGTTTTACGGGAGGAATCCGACTATTACAACTATTGCTCCGGATATAACATTATCCAGCGGGAATTCTTTTAGAATCTGCGTTTCCTCATTAAAGTCTCCGTCTTCCTTGAATAGCATATCTAGCAACTCTTGCTCAATAGCCCTATCTGCTAGAGTGCTGTTCACATACGTTTTGTGCATATGCGAATAGTCGCCATCCTTTACGAAAAAGCTGATTTCAGACTCTCCGCACTGATCGTAGATAAAAACTGTCTTAGTCATCAAACCACCTCCCGCTTAAACCCAGCATCAACCAGCAATTCGAGAATCATGCGTACTCGTTGATACGGCTTTACAGATCCGTCGTCATTGAACGAATAACACTCATAGCTAGCGCCCGGAAGAACCTTTGCCATGTCAACGATTGCGGTTTCGCGGATATCGGCGGCTAGTTGTTTTGGGGTTTTGATTGCGCGGAATTCCAGCTTGTCTGGTGATTCAGCCCATTCAACCTGTTCGCAATTGCCGTCACGACGAACCCATAGCCAAACGCAGATACCGCGACGACCCTGATATTTAATCTCAGCATCGCCCCATCCCCCGCTCTTGGTTCTCAGCTCGCACACCGTACCTACCGGCGGCAACCCATCTTGCGGGCCTGACCATGTTGCTGGTTTTGGTCTTTCCTCAATTAGAGTCCATGCGTGCGGACGCCTTGTACTTGCTCTATCGAAATCCCTAAGCGGAATAGTCTCTCGACCCAGCAGGCAGCGATTACCTTCTGAGCCCCACGCCTCTGCCCAATACTTAAAGCTTTCTGACTTGTCGTCATATGCGCAGATCACGCACTGCGCCCATTCCGGCGCCAAACTCCAATCAACCTTACTCATAACTTAACCCCGTCCGCGTCGAATTGTGGGTGGAATGCTTTTACTTGGGCCAGCATTTCGTTAAGAAGCGGTAACGAGGTTTTCTCGTTCCATACATCAATGCGACCGCTTAGATAGCAAGTCTCCGAATAATAAACCCAGTCGCTAGCGTTTTTCTTTGCGATGCGAACATCGATCCCGTGGACATATCCATGATAATCAACGCATGCCGTGTACTCGCCAGCTCCCATTTCAAGCGCCAATCTAGTAATCTCTGCAATCAACGCTTTCTCTTTAACCGTCGCCATCTTTACCGCCTCCGTTTGAGTTATGAACCGATTATTTACGGTATTTGGCTCGTCGTCAACTGTTTTCCGGAGAACAGTTATTCCGCACGGTAGCAGGCAGGGTGATACCGTGCGGGGATGGTGTTAAGCCTGGAATGCCCAAGGATCGAACTGGTTAAGCTTGGCTAGGTTATGCTGCTTCGTAAGGATCTGCATGTTGCTTGGCACATGCAGGCCGGATACAAGGCGTCCGGCAATAGGGATGATGTGGTCAACGTGAAAGACGATGCCAGTGATCGACTCTAGGCGCCTAGCCTCTCTGTGCATAGCCTGGATGGTTTTCAGGTCATCCTTGCTGCACCATGCTGGGATGCGGTTGTGAATCTTAGCTCTGCGCTGATGGCATAAGGCGCGATACAGATCCTTGTTAGATTCGCGAAACGCCTTTCCACGCTCAGCCATTAGCGGTCTATGCTTGGCGTAATGATTCCTTGCGTTTCTGCGGATATCCTCTCTGTTTTCCTTTGCGTATTCAGCTAGGTAGCCAGCCATGTACGCCTTGCGCTGATCGTTGTTACGGCGAGCCTCGTCATGCTTTCGACCAAGGATCAGCCGGCAATCATCACACAAGCCGCTACCGATCACCCTTTCGCATACATGGCCGTGCGCGCATAGCTTGCCACTGAAATATCTCTTCAAGCCTATTGCTTTCGCGGTCTTCCTAGTGACAATATGCAGCATCTTCAACGGCGCAACCTCGCTGGCAGAAAAACACCTCCTCCGGCTTGTTCGGTAGGAGCGAACGCCATTATAAGCGAATCAGCCAAGTTAGGGGACGGAATCCCGCGCTTAGCCATGTCTTTTTTACTCTCAACTTTCGCCCTGCCGTTGTTGTCGTAGTCAACCATCGGGCGTGATAGCTCAGCCTTAAGCTGCTCAAGATGGGGAAGCATTGACGACAGACTGATAAGCTCATCAGGTGGGTACTCTGCGCCTTCTCTGACGGCCTTATAGGTCTTGCTGAATCGGTCTCGCATCTGCCACCAGGCTTGGGCCTTGATGTTCGAGAACATGTCTTTGTTCTTCTTGCCGACCATGTATTCAGATTCAGGGCTGACTACTGATCCGCCAGCATTGAATCCGGATACCTGCATCTGCCTGGATGATTGGCGCTGATCCATGAGCCGGTTAGTCTCAGCTTTCACGCCGGCACCTACGCCGATTGAGTCATAGGTAAGCTGGTCGAAGCCGTTTAGGTCTGCATAAGCGAACGCCTTGTTGGCGCTGAATATCACGTCACCTTTGCGCCACTCTTCTAGGTCGAACACTACCGAACCGTGACGAGCAGTCATTGCGTTACTGTCTGCACCCTCGTCGGCAACGTCCATGCCTACAACCTTGATGCCTTCTGGCTTGAAGCCAAGCACAATGTGCGCGTCTACTGCCGCCTGAATCCACGACGGTTTGATAATGGCGTGTTCGCTGTCTGCTGTTGGCTCACCTAGCCAGATGTGCGGATATGCATCAGGAAAGCGGCTCAGGCACTCAAGGCGCTCAGTCTCAAGCACTTCAGGGAAGAACGGGTTAGAGTCGTAGTTGATCTTGCGATGAATGCTGCTCGATGGCGGATTAGCCACGAAGCGAACATAGCTCGCATCCATGATGTTGCCAGGGTTCATGGAGATGATGAATTTAGATCCTGCGCCACGAATGGACGGGATTAGTACTTGCCAGGAGTCATCGACAACCCCATGCGCTTCCTCGATCCATACGCGGGTGATGCCTTCCATCGACTTGATGCTATCAATGTTGGATTGCAGGCCCTCGAACAGAAAGACGGTGCCGTTCTTGCCGACGATCTGCGTGCGCTGCACGTCGTAGAACCAAGACAGTCCTAGCTTGTCGATCTTGTCAGCCAGGAGCTGGAGAACGGACGCCTTGATTGACTTCTGGATCTGTCGCGTACAGAGAATGCGCTGAGGCTGTAGATAGCCCTCAACGACTAGAAGTTCAGCGATGAAGTGACTCTTTCCGCCACCACGACCACCCTCCATGATGTGATACCGCGCATCGCGCAGCAGTTCGCGCCTTGTGGCTACATTCTCAAGGTCAACAAACGGCAGATACGCAGACGAGATATCAAACTGCATCTTTAGGCTTAATGATGTTGAAGGTAAGCTGCTGCGGGCTCATGGTGCCATCGCCGCTAGTCAGGTCAACACTAGACTTCTCAACCAGCCCAATATCCCGCGCAATCAACGTAGGGTTCATCAGTCCCGCAACGGCATTTTCGAACTTGTACTGTTTCATGCGGTCCTCGATCTCATCGCAGACAAGATCAAACTCTTCACTAATGCGGTAGTTCTGCCAGGTGTGGCGATGGATGCCGAGGTGCAGGCATAGGCCGACTATGGTGACGGCGCGAGGCTTCTTTATTTCAGCGGTAAGGATCTGACCTTGTGCGCAGAAGTGTTTCTCTTCGTACAGTGGATGAGAGTCAGCCCACTCAAGATACCCAAGGCAAGCCTCACGCAGATCATCAGGCGTCTCAAACATTCTTGAGCGCCCGACTGTCGAGGTCTTATTCCCTGTGTGAACGATTGGTCTATTAGCCATTAAAAAGCCTCCATTGTGAAGGCTATTCTAACCTATTCGCTAGCTTTCTTTTCCGCAAATCTGGCGGCAAAGGCTTTAACCTGGTCGATGCCGAAGACTGCCACTGCGCCACCGATTGCGAAACACCAACCGTTAGAGAGCCCGAATGCTTCTACTGCTGAGCCGGCCATGAATGTGATGATGCCGCCTGCGCTAACCTCCCAAAACGAGGTCCAGAATGTTCGCTCACTATTACGAAACGCCATTACCGTGCTGAGTGCTACGTTCATGATTGCGGCCTTGATAGGCTCCGGAATAGATGCCCACAGTTGCGCTAGTACGTTTGGGTCGCCAG